GTCTGGGAAATCAAACAAAAGACGTTGATTGATATGGCGGCGGACCGTGGTCCATACATCTGCCAGTCCCAGTCGTTGAATCTGTTCTTGGGCGACCCCGATTTCCGCAAGCTGTCGTCTATGCACTTCTACACGTGGCGTAAGGGGCTCAAGACTGGTATTTACTATCTGCGAACACGGGCGGTGGCGTCGGCGCAGAAGTTCACCGTTGAGCCGGCGACTGTGACTGTGACTGTACCTGAATTGGCACCGGTCAAGGAGCTTTCAGTTAAGGAAGAGAAGGAGTGCTTGATGTGCTCGTCATAGATTTAAACAAATATTACTGTTTTTTACTATAAATGTCGGTATTTACGACTCTGATTTAAGGTGACGATTCCGAGACGCCAATCGCCAGCTTTACGAACGATACGCTCTCAGATGCCGCAATCATTACCATTGCCTATCTACATACGCTAGGCAATGTAGATGTAACGGACGATTATATTGCCGAGCATTTTACAAATCCCTATACTGTTAGCAACCAAACGCCAACCCGTGCGGATGGCTTGGTATCTGTTCAAAATGTTAGATTTACCTACAAGAATGATGTAGAGATTTCTATGATGTACAGTGTCCATACCACAATCCACGACCGCACGTGCCGTTGTCCAATCCACCGCACACTTGAAACTCTCGCACTTGATGCTCAGGCACTGGCTTGAAAATTGACGGCTTAAACTTGAAATCCTCATAAGGTATAGAGGTAAAAATGAAGTTTTGTACTCGGTGCGATAACATGTACGGTTATGATATCACACCGGCTGGCGCGAATCTTAAGTGTAATACGTGCGGGCACTCCGAGCCGTTCAATCCTACCACGAAGGAGGATGCCCTTGTGCTAGAGACGAATTTCCGCTCTGGGTCGTCAGCAGGTGGTGCGGCGTCCGGTATCACCGTCAACGCCTACACGCGCCAGGATCCGACGTTGCCCCACGTCAAGACCATTAGCTGCCGTAATTCAGCGTGTCCCTCCGTTGCAAACCCTGACCGTCGCGACGTTATCTACATCAAGACCGACCCTACGAACCTCAAGTTCCAGTATATCTGTAATGTATGCGAAAGCCAGTGGACTAATTAATAGTATCCGGTTTATCTAAAGTACATACTAGAAGACGTAAGCAATGGCATCCGCTAAGCCCGTCGGTGAACTAAAGAAGATCGTCTCACTGATTGACCGCTCCGATTTTGATGAGTTTGTTTATCCACCTAACGCATCAAAAACCAAATTTCGCCCTGAAAATGAACCCTATCACAATTTCACCCAAGATATCGCCACCTGGACGTTCCAAGGCTCGCCAAACTGGGGACAGCGTATCACCTTCGAAGTTCCTTGGCCGTGGCAAAGTGACTTTATCAACTGGATTGCCCTACGGCTTAAGCCGCTTCCCTGGCTGCCTGGTGATACCGCTCAACGTATCGGTCCCAATATTCAAAATCTTGTACCTACCGATGAGGATAATTTTTTCATTTGGGCACAGAGTCTCGGCACCATTGCTATTCAACTTGCCGAAATGGAAGTAGATGGCGTCGTTATAGAATCATTTAGTGGCGACTGGATAAACACGTGGAATAAGATGAATCATAGTGTTACAACCGGTGCAGCGTATGACGATGGCATCTACAATTCATATACTACACCGAATGTCAACCAGATTTTGCCCTCAGAAGACGGGTATGTATATTGTTATTTACCGTTCTGGTTTGCGAAACATGTAAATACCGCCTTTCCTATTGTATCTTCTAGTGGTCCTAAAACAATTCGTTTCCATATTACGCTTCGCCCTTTTAGTGAAGTCGTCCGCAAAATTATTAATCCGCTAAACTGTGGCGAAACACCGTTAGGAACTATCTTTGAAGTGCGTAATTATATCTATCCGTTTCGTAAAACTGAAACAGTTCCTGTTGGTTATGCGCAGCCTGGATTTCAAACAGCGGATATTGTATGCGGCATTTCCCATATAGACGGCGAGTTGCGCGAAGCGTATATGCATGATACCCACGAACTCATGATGGAGCAAGTCGTTGAAACACGGTTTGCCGAGCCGTTAAAGTACGTAACAAATACCTCTATTGGAAATACAATTAAGATTCAGTTGCCTATTACAACGGCGAACGGTCCGATTCGTCAACTCATTTTCTTCTTACGCCGCAACGCCTCCGTTGAGCAATTCAATGACTGGAATAATTATTCGGCTATTCTCCAAAATGAATATAACCCTGTATGGAATCCGTATCGCCCTTTGCTCGTTCACGCAACGCTAATGGTAGGCACTGCTGTATGGGTGGACCAGCCCGAACGGTGGTGGCGTGCTACCGGCAACGTAGTTTTGCCTGGTGGCGTACGCGGCTACGGAAATTACATTTATGCGTATAATTTTGCCGAGAAGCCAGCTAAGTTTGACCCCAGCGGCACGCTCAATCCTGACCGCGTGGATATGAAACTGAGCCTTGTTGTTGCACCGCCTGGCGGATCTTCTGATGCCGAATGGACTGTGACTTTGTTTGTGGTCGGCACCAACTGGATACGCTTCCAGAATGGGTTAGCAAATCTGCTGTTTATGGACTGATGAGTTTATTTAAGGGAGACGCTCGTGTATCTTCTTGAAGCCTTTTTAGCATAGTGGTATTGCACCTGTCTTGTAAACAGGAGGTCCGCGGTTCGATTCCGCGAGGAGGCAAATTCTATTTTTCCAAGTATCATACCATCCTATGGTTTGATATTTGATATTATAGGCATTTTATAGAACAATTTTTATAAGCTCTTCCGCTGCTTCATAAGCGCCGTAACTATATTTATATATATTTTCTATATCGCTTACTCCAGGGCGTTGTTTTGCTATAAATGGGACCCTAGTCCATAACCGAAAAAATGACTTGAAAATACCATCGCACGGATAGTCTACATTCTGCGGATCTGCTTCATCCATAACATCCAATATACGATCATAAGAATTACCATTTAATAAACAAAAATGGGCACCAAATCCTTCCGCCTTAACAATAGATTTTTCAAAATATATAAGTCCAATATTTGCTACTGGTGCTAAACCGCCCATAAAGAAGTCCCAATGTTTCCGTGTATCCCATAAATAGGGCAAGGCATCTAAAAATCTCTCTTTCGCCCCAGGCATCAGTACACAATCGTCTTCAAGATAAAGTACCCAAGGATACTTACGTTCTTTGGCGATTTTAATACATTTTAGATGCGACATATAACAACCTTTCCATGGTGGATCATACTTTATAGCAGATACACGCTCTAATAGTACCGGCCAATCCTTAAACTCTTTTTGTATTTGTTCCCATTTGTCCTTACGATGGTCAAGATTGATGACTAGTATAGGGGGAAATTGCATTTATATGTAACTTCTGCTTATACTTTATATGGGATGACGCTCAAGGTGAAGGAGGAGGTCAGCGGTTAGATTTCGCAATGAGGCAAATATTCTATGGTTTGATATTTGACTCAAATGATTTATAAAACAAGTTTTAACATCTGCTCTGCCTCATCATATTCACTATAACAATCTTTATATGTGGCAGAAATATCACTGTATCCTGAGTACTGCTTAGCTATAAATGGAACCGTTATCCATAACCGCATACTACTACGATATAAAGAATCGCACGGCTCATCTGGTTCAATATCCATAATATCTAAAATACGATCGTACGTATTGCTATGAATTAGACAAAAATGAGCACCGAATCCTCGTGCCATATATAACGTTTCCTCTTCATTTATTAAACCGCATCCTGTTACACCGGTAAGACCGCCCATAAAAAAGTCCCAGTGGGGTCTTGCATACCATAAAAAAGGCAATAGCTTCGTGAAACGTTGTTTTGCTCCAGGTGTGAGCATACAATCATCTTCTAGGTAAAGTACCCACGGATAATTACGCTCTTTTGCGATTTTAACACATTTTAAATGGGATAAGTAACAGCCTTTCCACCCAGTAGTGTGCTTTACTGCAGATACACGTTCAAGTTTAACCGGCCAATCCTTAAAATCCTTTTGTATTTGTTCCCATTTGTCCTTACGATGGTCAAGATTAATGACGAGTATTGGAGGAAACTCCATTTATATGGAAGTGTGGCTTATGCTTTATATGAGCCGTTTTCTTATGTATAAAATGATGATATATAAAGAACATTAGACTTGCTATATGAAGAGCGATAAGTAACATAATCGTCCACTTCGGCATATTCCCTCTATTATATTCAAACTTTCAATTAAGAGTGACTAAATGAATGAAATATTGGAGGAGAAAAAAGATAGTAAAGCAAAACGGATTTTACGGGAAATACGTGATGGATTGGTAGCCGTTATTATTGCGCTCACACGCGTCGTCTTCTTCTGGCTGCCCGGTGGTGATGTTGCACACGGACAAGCCCTAATGGCACTACATCCCATGATTATCGGCTCCGTAATCTCACTCTTTTTTATCCTACCACCCCATCATCCAGGACGTTTAGTTATTTTAGCGGTAGCTTTAGTCGTGATGGCAACCCAGTGGCTGTTCGGTTGTGTGATTACCCGCGCTGAACAAAAACTCACCGGTAATACGGAAACGATTGTAGACCCATTTTTAGGTCTTGCTAATATTGCAGCCAATCGTGATACACGACAGGCGGCAACCCTTGCCGTCGGTACTGCTATTGCTGTTGTTATGGTACTTGTTGTAGCGTGTGATATGTTTTTACGTTAATTGTTTAAAAATGCGGAGGTCTAAATAAACAACAATATTAATAAATATAAATGTCCAATGGTAATGAGGAGATTGTAGAATTTGTAGCCGAGTTACTCAAAAAGCCACCGGGACCACCTAACAGTGTTCAGTTTGAAATTGATACTGATGGTGATGTTCAGGCACTCTTTGAAGTTCTCCTGATTACGATGACAGAGATTCTTAAATCCTGGTACCCGCCCCCCATCACAATCGCCCTTATTTCCGACGAGGACGTCGCACGTATAAAGGCGTATTTTGCCTCCTTTAGCCTAAAGTTCAATTTCAATGTTGAAGAGTTAGTGGGGGAACTTCGTATTAATAATAAGATGTACCTTCAACAATCTAAACTTGAGGATATGTATTTCCGTGTAGTTGGGGGTGGAAAAATCTACACGGTCCGCTTTTCTAGCCTTGCCAGTAGGTAATGGATACATATTACCATTATCAATACAATAGCAATTTTTACAAACAGATTTGACGCAAATCTCACAAATACCACGCATAGTAAAATGCCTAGTATTGCTGAAATAAGTAAAATCTGATTTGTTTGTACTGGATTTGTCATCACCGATTCGGTCCAAAGGGGTACAAAGGGCTCCTTTAGTACGCCTGGTGGTAAACGCTGCGGTTTATTATCATATAATGAATCCGTTGATGCCTGATTTGATGTCTCTAATAATCGCTTTATAACATTTTGAGGGTGCGAACGGTCGCTCTTCTTAACGCTATCGCCAATAGGCAGCCGAGGATCTACGTGATATGTTAAATCAGTATTTGCTGCAGTCGCCATTCCTTACTTATGTCTACGACTTAGTTTCTTTCCATTGCGATTCTTACGGCGAGTGGCTCGGCGTCTGCCTTTGCGGGCACCACCATTAAAGGGTGCCGGCATCATCGCACTATAATGTTCATTGCTCAAAGGCACCGATACATACGGCGAAAAGCTCGCACCCGTATTATCATTGGGGCGCTGCTGGAAGAAAACATCGGGATTCCCTGCGACTTTGGTCGCCTCCGCCATCACGCCATATTGAGTAGCAGGAAATGGCTTTGACGCCCAGTCTCCAGTAGACTGAGGACCAGTGTATAGTCCGCCGTTTGCTAGCGGCGGCGGTGCCTGTGTATTCGGCGACCACGCTAACGCGCCCGGATAATTTGACCAATACCCCCACGTTGTTATAGGTAAAATGCCAGTAAGCGAGCCCTCTTGACCCGGTAAAAGTGTACCCGTTGACTTATCTGCACCAACTGCAAGGTCAGCACCACCCCAATATCTAGATGAACGCTTGGGTAAGCGGCGGTTATTCTTATGACTCTTGCTGCGCATTTCTTATAATGGGGAGCGTTTATTATTTGAAAAAAGAATAAGAACGACGTTAGATGTCTACGCCCCCAAAGTCAGCACGCGTTCGTGAAATGATTCTAGATATTGAAGATGCTATGAAGACAAAAACACCCGCACAAATTGGCACTGAATTTGCCGACTACCAAAAGGAGTTTCCTAGTATTTTTGCAATGCTGTTGAAAAAGGACTACCGTCGGGACATACTTGCCATGATGGTAGACCAGTTAGATAAGATGGAACGCGGTGATATTTCCCAACACAATGCGTCTGTAAATGTTGGCACAATCCTTGTAGACCGTATTGTGAAGCCTCAACTCGGAAATGCGGAGAAGACTAAGACGAAGTCGTAGTGCCGAACATATTTGAATGCGCCGGCTTCGTCTTCAACCGCATAAACGGATTTACAACAGGAGGAGTTAGTGCCGCCGTAGACTCTCCCATACGAAAGTTATCGAACACCAGCGTGTGTGTTACCGTACTCCTATTTGTCCAGTTCGCATAGGAATACGGAACATTATGTGGTGGCGGATTGAGAATATTCAGCAAATCTTGCGTCTCTTTCGCAATATTCTTATCCATCTCCGTTACCCATGTCATCGTAATCTCTTCCTCGTGATTCTTACACCATTCAATCGACCGATTTACATTCTCACGAACGAGACCCTCAATCACCATCGGGTCCGTCGTTTTAATAAGGTCAAGCGTCTGACGAATCACAACAATTTCCATCTGCTCAATCTCTACTTGAAGCTTTTGGATAAGGTCCATCGTCGGCTTCCACGAATCGCAATGTACAGGATGAGCAAGAATAGGAAAGAGGAACTGCTGCTTTGCCTGATACGCATCCAGCAGATTGATAATATCTGATGACGGTCCTAGATACCCTTTTCCGATAAAGTAGCGCTCCGCATTGCCTGATCGCGACGTATGTGGCTTAGAAATGCCCCACGAGCGAAACGCACGGCTTAGCAGCCACAAAAGGTCGAGCGTAGGTTGCTCAGTCGTATCAAAGCACTTGATAATCATAAAGCCGCCTTTGCCCAGCACCTTGAGTCCAATAATTGCCTCCGCCAACAAAAGCGGAAAGATAGAATCCTCCTGCGCATTGTAGTCGCTACTAAAGTCAAAGCCGCCATCCGCAGTATAAATATGAGCACCGTTTGGATTTCGCAGATTTGTCCACTTTACAAAGTGGTCCTGATTTGCCTTGCTAAGAATGTTGCCTGTACCGTCCTCGCCGTCATGAATTGTAATCTGCGGCCAATACGCCAGAAACTTTGCCGCTTTACGCCAACCAGGCACATTCTTCGCCTCAGACCGTAGTGTAATCGCATTGGTGCCAACATATCCCCAATCTTCAAGCTTAAGCATATTCTTCGTCGCCATTGTAAGACACGCTTCAATAAATCCGCCTGGTCCCTCAGCAGAGTGTACCGTCCTCAAACCAATGCCTACGTTCCGCTTCACTAGCTGCGCAAGTTCGTTTGTAAGGTCCAGCCGTTTCCACATCTCAATCATCTTGAAATAGGAACGTGAAAGCGGCTGCCGGGTCGCCACCGATCGGGACGACCTACGGTTCCAAGATAGAAAGATATACTCGTACGGGTTGGTCACCTTCTTATAATCGTCCCACTTACCCTCCTGGTAGAATAGGTTAATCTCGTTCTTTGCCTGTTGAAGGGCGCGATTCTCAAGTGCACATACATATACCTGTTTTGAAGGCTGTAAATCCGTATTAGGTCTTAGTGGGATTGATAATGGTCCGCCCGAGCCCCATACCTCTAACACCTTGTATTCCATATTATTACTTCCGTGATTTATTCACCAATTTAAAATAAATCTCCGTCATTTTTTGCGAAAACCCTCCACGAATATGCTTATAGGCATTCGGCTCCCTAGGCGACCACCAACGTATATCATCCTTCTCCAATACATCGGGTGGTAGCAAATGACGCCAATCTTTATTATCTACTAGTTCCTGCGTGCGTTTCTGGGCTTCTAACATAGTTGCCGGTGTGATAGTAGCACGCCAGAATTGATACATAAACATTGCATTTGGTATGCCAGATTCCACCCAATCCTGTGCATACGCGGTATTCAGCGGCGTTAAGTTGATGAGCTCGCTCGGCATAATTTTTGCCTCCTCCTTCGTCTCACGCAAGACACCCTGCCGCATTGCCGACAGAATGTGTTTATAAGCCAATTTGACGCCCTTGCGTGGCACACCAAGCTCGTCCCACTCGAACTGCCCTTTCGGCGGCTCCCACCGATGGTCCGACATACCCCATTCGTGTACAATCACAATCTGAGCAAGGTTCTCGGCGTTATGAATAAAAACTATATTACGCAAAAAGACGGGTTTGCCCTCCATCACCACATAAGCATACCGTTTTCCCCTTGGAAATACTTTGTAGCCAACCTCCATCTACTGAGGTGTCGGATTATTCAATAATCGCAATATCATCGCCATCCTCCTCCTCTTCGTTGACCGTTTCCATTGATACCGCAGCGTGCTGATGCATTGTTGGAAGGCTGACTGGAATACGGAGATTCGTCGTAGAGCACTCACCGTTGTCATCCGCACCATATAGTGCGTCGTGAATCTCATCAGTCGTATAAGGAGCCAGGCTGTCGTACTCTACTGGATGCTGTTCGGGGGTGTCCTCGGCGAACTTGACTGCCGTCATCTCGTCAAACAGAAGCTCAGAGAACGCAGTGCCCGCCTTAATCGGCGCACCCAGCATCACCTTCGAACTCACGCCCAGCACAGGGTCCCGCTCACCAAAGATGGCTGCGCGCAACGCAATATCTTCCGTCTGCTCAAACGACATCTTCGCTAGCGGTCCAATATCATTCTTATTGATACCGTAGCGGTCAATACTCATCGTGCGACCCTTGTGGCACATCTTATCCAGCAATATACAGACGTGGCGGTAGTTGACCGAGCTGCCCGATTCGGCAAACAGCGTTGTAATCTCCTTATAAAGGGTCGCACGCGTTGCCTCAATACCCAGATTCGCAAACATATCGTGAACGTTACTGGAAATCAGTTTCGTGGGGTCCACATCAGGATGCGTCAGCACATCCAGGAAATTGCTGCCGTCGCTAATGAGCACATACTGCTCTGCCGGCACATACTTGCCGTCCTTGAGCTCCACCGTATCCGCCACCTTCTGGTAATTGACCGATCGGAGACCAGGAATACCGCGAATAGCGGTACACGAAAGTACCTTATTCTGTAGCGCCTTGAGCGTATTCAAGTCGTCAATTGCCGTATCACTCTTCGTTAAGCGAATACGGAAGACAAGACGCGTGGCATTGTAATCTGTGTAGATGCTAGTAATATCGCTGCTAAACTTCGTCTTAAGAATAAGCGCAATATCATCCATCGTAATATTCTTATTGAACATTTGTTCGCGATCCAGCTCAAACCGCAGAATCCACGGTGACTTTGGCTCCACGCGTAGCGGGGCTGGCGTTTGCTCCTCCGTTACCGGCGTAGAGCTCAGAGGGTCATGAGCAACACCTTCCGCCGATAAGAGCGGGGTCGTCGCCTTCTCATACGCTGCCAGATACGCTAGCCAGTCCGTATCATCCGTAATAAGTGTCTCGTTATCTCGGGGGTCGTAGTAGATACGGGCAACCGTCACAATATCTTGAAGCAGCGTAAACTCCAGCTCTTTTGATACACGCCGTGCCTCCTCCTTCTTATCACGGAGATCACGGCGGAGCGGAATATTCAACTCAATCGCCTTCGGATTGCGGGTCGCCTTGAGTAACTCCTTGAGACGCGGCACACCTCGCGTCATATTTGACTTCGCGGCTACACCAGCCAAGTGAAACGTATTAAGCGTCATCTGCGTCGCCGGCTCACCAATAGACTGCGCCGCAATGACACCGACAGGCTGACCTGGCTCCACCCACGACTTCCAGTGCTTAAGAACAATCTCCTCTGCAAGGGCGTCCAGCGCCGGCTGCGTGTAACCGATGCTTGCAAGGCGGGTCGGTGAGAGGTGGTAGCGGACAAGTGCTGCCCAAATCTTATTGTTTGCGTGCGT